CATTGTCACTTTTGAGGCACCGTCTACTGGTGGCAAAACTATTGCACATGGGCTTTCAAGTCCGCCTGAAATGCTTATCTTCAAATCTAGGTCTAATGCCACTGGTTGGATTATTCAACATGTAGGAACTGCTGTCTCTGATCCTTTTACAGATTTTATTGCTTTTTCTACGTCGGCGGCTTCAGACAACGCCACTGTGAGCAATGACACGGCTCCAACTAGCAGTGTTTTTACGATTGGATCAGGTTTTACTTCAGGAAACTATGGAACCAATCAGGTCGCTTATTGTTTTCACAGCGTAGATGGGTTCTCAAAATTTGGTTCATATGTTGGCAACGGTAGTGTAGACGGAACATTCGTCCATACCGGATTCCGTGTCGCATGGCTGATGGTAAAACGATCCGACGGCGGAAGCGAAAATTGGAACATCGTTGATAATAAACGAAATTCATTTAACGGAGCTAAGTCGCTATTATTTGCTAGCGCGTCAAGTGTTGAGGCAAATGCTACTAACGGTATAGACTTGCTTTCAAATGGGTTCAAAGTTAGAGATAACATTGGAAACTATAACACTAGTAGTGCTAATTATCTTTATATGGCGTTTGCGGATCAACCTTTGAAATACTCAAACGCAAGATAGGAGGGTTTTATGTGGCAACACAACGGTAAAACGATCAAAGAGGGAAAATCTTGGATCTCTACCGATGGTATTAAGCATCCAACAAACTGGGCTGTATGGTCAGATTCAGTGAAAAAATCATTTGGATTAGTTTGGGTAAATGATCCTGCGCCTTACGACTCACGTTTTTATTGGGATGCTAACACACCAAAAGCCCTCAATGATGTTAACGCCGTTGACGAAGAAGGTAATGCCCGTCTCGATGCAGACGGAAATCAAGTAGTTACCCTTGGACTCAAGTCTATTGCTATCGCAAAAACAAAAGAGACAGCGGAAAATATCTTATCAAAAACTGATTGGTACGTTATCAAGGCAACAGAGGTTTCAAACTACACTGTACCGTCTAGCATAACAACCTATCGTGCGGCTGTCAGAACTGCCTCTAACACAATTGAAACAGCAATTACCAATGCGGCTAACCATGCGGCATTTATGGCTCTCTACGACGTTCCTGTGGACTCTGAGGGTAAACGCACTGGAAATGCACCAATTCACGATTGGCCTGACGAGATCTAAGCATGACGTTTTCCGTAGCCGCATTTTCCGAAATAGCATTTGCTGTTGGTACCGCAGGTGCTACGAGTACGGCTAATGGTTCAGCATCGGGTGTCGCTACAGTTTCTTCTGTTGCCGCAACAAGTGTTGGTGTTGGTGCTGGTACAGTTTCTGCAAGTGGTTCGGTTGCATCGACTGCCGCAAAAGCTGTAGCGAATGTTTCACCCACATCTTCCGGGACATCTACCAGTGCATCTACAGCAGTAGGTGTTGCAACAGTTCAGGCTACTGTTAGTGCGGATGCAACAAGCACTAGCACAATTACAGCCGTAGCTAATGTTACTTCGTCTGCTACGGGCAGTGCTGTTTCTGCGCCAGCGACAGCCAGAGCGATTGCAAACCTGCAAGCATCTGCCACGGCTACCGCAACTACGACGGGTACAGTAGTTACACGGCAACTCGCTGGTGCAACGATAACAGGCACTGCGACAGTTGCGGATGTCAATGAAGTTGCTGTTGCTAATACGGGTGGCTCGATTAGTGCAACCTCTACAGTCGCAGATGTCAACGAAGTCGTTGTATCTAAAGCAGAGGGCACAATTAGTGCTACTTCAACTGTTACTGATGTAGACGAGGTCGTAGTCGCGAAAGGTCAGGGTTCTTCTGCTGGCACGACAACTACATCAGGTGTTGCTCTTCAAATACAAGTTGGCGCGATTGACGCATCGACAACAGCAACAGTAGCAAACGTATCAGCAAGAAGTATTGCTAACCCAAGTGTGTCTAGCACAGGTAGTGCAACCGTTGCGGATGTAAACGAAGTAGCTGTTGCAAATGCAGGAGCCTCTGTCTCCGCCAGCGCAACTGCCACAGGCACCGCCGTTGCACGGTTACTTGCAAGCGCAACAATAACAGGGCTAGCGTCAACAAGCGGGTTTGGTTTACGGAATGAATTCTTTGATCCGGCTAGAGTCAACGCACGTAGAATAGTACACGTCCCCCAAGAATTAAAACGATTTGTAAAAGTTCCAGCAGATACGTCTCTCAGAATAATCCACATTCCACAAGCACAAAGCAGAATAGTTTACGTAGAAAAGAGCCCCTCTCGAATTATTTCAATTCCACAGGGCTTAGAACGAATTGTAAGGGTAGCGGCATAAGATGGCATTTAAGTTTCCAGATAAAGATCCAGATGAAAGGCTGGACTACACCGTAGATTGGTCACGTTTTCTATCCACCGGAGAGTCTATTGATACGAGCACCTCGGGCACTAACCCATCGGTATGGAAAATACAAAAAGCTGATGGCTCATTTGTAGAGTTTGCTCCAGATAAGAGTTTTGAAGGGGATGCAGTCGTCAACAATACAGGCTCAACTACAGGACTTACACTATTGAGCAGTTCTTTTACTGGCAATGGAGGCACAAGAGCCACTATTGTTTTGTCAAAAGGTATTGCGAACACTTCGTATCGTTTGCTGTGTCAAATACGAATTACTAATGGCTCTGATGCTGAAGCCGACAGACTTGTTACAAACAGAGAAATCAACTTGCGAGTAAGGGAGCGTTCATAATGGCATACGATTTTATCGGACTCTCCAATGATATTGCAGGACGCCTCAATGAGGTACAGATAACTAGCGCAAACTTTTCTACAGTTACCGGTGTTAGTCAAAGTATAAAAGAGGCAGTAAACTCCGCAATTCGTCATCTTAATCAACAGCACTTTAGCTGGCCATTTAACCACAACCTCGAGGAAGATATTCTTTCCGCAGGTGTCTCGCGGTACTCTCTTGCAGACAATATTAAGTACGTTGACTTCGCCTCATTTCGCGTAAAAAGAAATACAACTCTCAATGTCGGGCAAGGAAGAGTTTTAACACAACTGAGTTACTCAGAATATCTAGCAAACTACATTGATCAAGAGTACGAGACCGACAGTTCTAGGGGTGGGGTACCCCGTCAGGTGGTGCGAACGCCGGACTTTCAATACATTATCGTACCGATGCCAGATAAAGCTTACACAATACAGTACGAGCAGTACATGGACCCCGTTGACTTAGTCGATGCAACAGATGTTCCCACTATTCCAGAAAGATTTCGTCACGTAATTATTGACGGTGCTATGTACTACGCTTACATGTTCCGTGACAATGTTGAGATGGCGGGCATGTCACAAAATAAATTTGAAAACGGTATAAAACAAATGCGTACAATTCTTACGAATGAGTACGCCTACTTTAGGGGCGCGTAGATGCCTGATCGTTTACAGACCTATCCTCTCGAGTTTCAAGGTGGCTTGATATCTAACGTCAGTCAGCTACAGCACGGTATGCAAGCACCGGGTAGCGCGACAGTTTTAACAAACTTTGAGCCATCAATTGATGGTGGCTACCGCAGAATTGAAGGGTTTAGTAAGTTTGCTGATAACGCTGTTACAGGCAGTGGAGCAATACGGGGCGTGTTTTATTTTTCAGGTGCCGCATACGCTGTTCGTAACCAAAACGTTTACTTCTCAGGCGGAGGAAGTGCGTCATGGACAAGCATCACGACGTCAACCACGTTAGACACAAGCGGTACCGGCGTCGTTCGCTTTGAAAAATTAAACTATAGCGGTGCTGATACCCTAATTATAGTTGACGGTTTGAGTTACCCGTTTAGGTACAAGTCGAGCACCTTTGAAGAACTTACGAGTTTACCCTCCAGTATTGAGGGTGCTAACCACGTTATCAACTTTCAGAACCACCTGTTCGTTGCAAAAGGCAGTGAAGTCTTTTTCTCCGCACCGTTTGATGAAGCAGACTTTACTCCGGCGTCTGGTTCAGGGTCATTTAAGTTAGACGACGCAAGTAACGTTACTGGTCTAAAAGTATTCCGTGATCAACTTATTATATTTACTGAGCGGTCCATTCATCGTCTTGCTGGACAGTCTATCGCAAACTTTCAGCTAACACCAATTACCCGTGATCTTGGGTGTACTGAATCGGATACCATACAAGAAGTTGGGGGTGACGTCATGTTTCTCGCACCCGACGGTCTACGCCTACTTAGTGGTACGGAAAGAAACAACGACTTCGGTCTTGCAGTTGTTTCTAGAAATATACAGAACGATATTCTTGAATTTATAGCTAATAACCCATCGTTTTCCAGCGTTGTTGTTCGTTCTAAATCTCAATACCGTCTTCTTGGTTTTAACTCCGATTTTACTTCTGACTCAGCACAGGGAATTATAGCAGTTCAACGTGCGGCTCAGGGAGGCGTTGGAGTTGAGTTTGCAAAGACTCTCGGTATAAATGCACGAGTTGCTTACAGTGATCTTGTCGAGAACACTGAGCGAATCCTTTTTGCAAATTCAGACGGTTACGTGTATAATATGGAATCAGGGAACAATTTTGACGGGGGCAATATTTCTGCAACTTTCAAAACTCCGTTTTTTCCGATTAATGATCCGTCTGTGCGAAAGCAATTACACAAGATGGAATTGTTTACAGACCCTCAGGGGACTATCGATTTAGATGTTGGTGTTAAGTACGACTTTGATCGAGAGGAAGTCTTACAACCGCCAACTATATCAGTAGCAAACACCGCAGGAACTGTAGCATCAATTTTCGGTTCTGCACGATACGCGGCAGAAAATGCGACAGCAAATGTGAATGGTGCCGTTACCAACAGCACAAACGTTGCGGTAGACGGTAACTCTGGAACGATTGCTGTAGGTATGACGGTCAGTGGTGGCGGAATCACGGGCCTCGTTACAGTATCAACAGTTAGTGACCAGAATAACATCGTACTATCGACAGCCGTAACGCTTGCTGACGATGCGCCCCTCGTATTTACAACCAATTCTTCCGAAGTATTCACATTCGGTGGGCAACTAAAAAGTTACTTTAAATTAGACACGATAGGTTCTGGAGACGTAATCTCTCTTCAGTTTACTTCAGATTCAACGGTACCAACATTCTCGTTGGAATCGGCTTCCTTACAATATTTAATGAGCGGTAGAAGATAAGATGTCAACAGGCTACACAAGAAACGACACCAGCAACAATATTGCAGAGGGGAACGTCATTCGAGCGTCAGACCTTGACGGCGAATTCGACGCATTACAAACAGCTTTTAACTCTAGCTCGGGGCACTCACACGACGGTACGTCCGGAGAAGGGGGCCCGATTACCAAGCTGGGACCTTCACAAAACGTCACTGTTTCCGCGTCTTTGCTCGGACCTACGAGTGCTGACGACACGATTGATCTAGGCACAAGCTCAGTTCAGTACAAAGACTTATATATCGACGGAAAAGCGTATATTGATGAGCTTGGTGAAAACATGCTTATCGGTGATGGCGCGTCAGTGTCGTTACATTTTCGTGATACCGATATTGGAATTACATCATCGGCAGATGGAAAACTGGATGTTGATGCCGATTTAGAAGTAGAGCTAACAGTATCTCATGCTGACGGTGTTATTGATCTTAACGCAACGACTGTTGACGTTTCCAATGATGTTAAGATGAGTAGTGATGCCGCTATTCTTCACATGGGTGCAGATGATGATATTAAAGTTACACACGTTGCAGATACAGGTGTTTTAGTTACCGCTGGTTCTAGTGGAACGGATGCAGTCCAAATTCAACTTAGAGACTCTGCGCTAAATATAGGTTCTTCTACAGATGGTCAGCTTGATATTGATGCGGATGTAGAGGTTGAAATTACCGTCTCTGACGCCGCAGGTGTTGTTGACATTAATACGTCTGAGGTAAGAGTTTCAAACGACCTAAAGCTAGATAGTGATGCCGCAGTTCTAAGTATGGGTGCGGATAGTGAGGTTGCGATAACTCACGTTCATAACACAGGTCTTGAAGTAAAGGCTACGAACTCTGCGACAAACTCTACGACGGATGTTGTGGATGTTCGTGTTGAAACGAGTGGTTCTGCGGCGGCTGGTATCGGTGTTGGAGTTGGGTTTACCGCAGAAACTGCCGCAACAAACTTTGAAAAAATTGCCGCAATACGTGCGGTAACTACTGACGTTACTGCTCCAGATGGAAATCCCGGAGTAGGTGAGTACGCAGACCTTGCGTTTCATGTAATGCAGGCTGGTACATTAACGGAAGCTTTTAGATATGACGCGGAGGACGATGAGCTTTATGTCAGTGGTAAACTGGAAACCACCGGGGATGTCACGGTTGGTGGTGCTCTTGGTATTACTGGAGGGTTTACCGCTGATACTCTTACATCAAAGAGCACCGACACCAACTTAACATTGTCAGGAAACGGAACTGGCATTGTGCAGGTTAACGATGGTCTAACTGTTACTGGCGACTTAACAGTGTCCGGCACCACTACCACAGTAAACTCCACCACTGTCTCAATTGCTGATGCGAATTTTGAACTTGCATCGACAAACAACAATGACGGTTCCAACGGTGTTACGACAGATGCGGTCGATTTCGGTGTGTACGGAAACTACAATTCAGACCCCGGTAGCGCAAACACGACTGCTTACTCTGGGTTTTTCCGTGATGCGTCAGATTCGGGTAAGATTAAGTTCTACACTGGTCTTCAAGCAGAGCCGACGACAACGGTAAATACTAGTGGAACAGGGTATGCCGACGCTACAGTTGTTGTTGGAAGTGTCGAAGTTGACAACCTCACACTTAATGGCAACGCAATTACAAGTACTAACACTGACGGAAACATTACCATAACTCCAAATGGAAGTGGCGAAGTTGATATCACTAAAGTAGACATCGACTCTGGGGCGATTGACGGAACAACAATTGGAGCTAACAGTGCCGCCGCTGGTACGTTCAGTCAAGTTACACTTGCAAGCGGTGCATCGGTAACTAGTATTCTGGACGAAGATAACTTTGCATCAGACAGTGCTACGGCTCTTGCCACACAGCAGTCAATCAAAGCGTACATAGCAAGTCAGCTAACTGCATCGGTTCCTGCTGGTGTTGTAAGCCCGTATGCTGGTACATCTGCCCCAACTGGCTATTTATTATGTTTTGGACAAGCAGTTAGCCGTAGCACATACTCAGATCTATTTAGTGCAATCAGTACAACTTACGGTGCTGGAGATGGCTCGTCAACTTTCAATCTGCCTGATCTACGTGGTCGTGTTGTTGCTGGTCAAGACGATATGGGTACCACATCAGCAAACCGTCTTACAGGTCAATCTGGTGGTTTAGATGGCGATACGCTTGGCGCAACTGGTGGTGCTGAAACACACACTTTAACAGTAGCTGAAATACCTTCACACAACCACGATACTAATATCTTTAGAAATTCAAACACGAATGGCAGTAATATCACTGCCAAAGAAAGCGAATTAAATAACGCAGGCAGTATTGCCACAGGCAACACAGGCGGTGGCGGAGCACACAACAACGTACAGCCTACAATAATCCTTAACTACATTATCAAGACGTAAGGAATATTCAGTGGATTTACCGCAGATAACTCAGAGTCAACTAGAGAAGCATGAGGCTGAATGTGCTATCCGTTATCAGTACGTACAGGATAGCCTCAAATCCTTAGATAAACGTATGTGGCGTTTAGAAGCTATGATTATGTGTTCAACTTTAGCTGTTATTGGAACTGCCGTTGCCCTATTGGTAAATCTCTAATGTTCGTAGAAACGATTGCCGTAATCCAACTTGCTAACGAGGCAATCAACGGTATTAAAGAGCTTGCAGGCCATGTCACATCTGTAGG